CGGACTTCACCCGCGTCCATTCCGGCGTGGAGAATGCTGGACGCGTGATAGTGTTGGAAAACGGCATGACCTTCAACCCGGTCCAGACCAACGCCACGGATGCCCAGTTCCTCGAACAACGCCAGTTTGCCGTGCGGGAAGTGGCACGCTGGTTCAATTGTCCGCTGTCGAAGCTCAAGGCGATTGATTCCCCAGGGTTCAAGACGATCGACTCGGAACAGCAGCAGTTTCTCACTGATTGCCTGCAACCAATCCTTGTGCGGATCGAACAGGAATTGATGCTCAAGTGCTTGTCCACCATGGAGCGCAGGACGCACAAGATTGAGCACGACTTGAACGGCTTGCTTCGCGCCAACATCGAGCGCCGGGTGCAGGCGATGGCGGTGGCCCGCAACTGGGGCTGGCTGTCGGCCAATGATTGCCGGCGTCTGGAAGGCCTCGATCCCATCGGGCCGGAAGGCGATCAGTATCTCCAACCACTCAACATGCAACCGCTTGGCAAGGGTGTGGGTGCCAGGGCGCCGGCCGGGGAAATGCCGGTTACGAACTCCTCGGTGGACCCGCTGTCCAACTCCCCCACCACCCTAGAGGAAGACAACGGGGACACCGAGGATTAACCATGATCGAGCGCAGACTGTCCAAGCTTTCCGGCGTTGACACCGAGGGGAAAACCCTGCGGGGACTGGCCGCCGTCTACAACTCCGACAGCGAGGATCTCGGCGGGTTCATCGAGCGCATCGCACCCGGGGCCTTCAAGCGGTCGTTGGACTCCTCGCAGGATGTCCGGGCGTTCTGGTCGCATGATGCAAGGCTCCTCCTTGGCCGGCGCTCCAACGGCACCCTGCGCCTGAACGACACCGACCAGGGCTTGGCGGTGGAGATCGACCTGCCGGATACCGGGTTCGCCAGGGATCTGGCGGAACTGGTCCGCCGTGGGGACTGCGACCAGATGTCCTTCGGGTTCACCTTGCCGGAACGGAACTCCGAGGCATGGGAACCGCATGAGTCCAACCCGCGTCTGCGGCGGCGGACGATCAACGATTTGGTGCTCCATGAGGTGTCGGCCGTCTCGATGCCGGCGTACCCCGAGACCACGCTGGCCGTCCGATCCATGCGGGACCACCAGCAGCGCATGGACCGTGACAAGCTGGCACTCCTGGAACTGCTTCACAAGGTGACAGTGCGGGCTGGTCGTTAGACTCCCACACATTGGTTCCCTTCACCGGAGGTTTTTTCGATGGAAGTTAGGGAAAGGCTACAGGCGCTTTTGTCTGTGGTTGAAACAAGAGAACTCACCCCCGAGGAGAGACTTGAGATGGACGAGCTGAAAGCCGGACTGAGTGATGTGACCGAGCGCGTCGGCGCCCTGGAGGCCGAAGTCGGCGAAGTGGCCGACGACGTTTCCATCGCCGAGGACGCGGCGGCCGCCGAGGATGCCGCCGAGTTGGCGGAAGCCCGCAGCGCTGCTCCCGTGGAGACCCCGAAGGTGGCTCCCCAGTCCACCCGGATGGTGAAACCCGGCGCTCCCAAGTTTGTGCGTGACCTGAACGACAGCGCCGCCATGGCTCGTCGTGATCTGGCCTTGCGCGGTTGGTTCCTCCAGCCCGCCGGACTGGCGACGGACAGCATGGTGAAGGCCGCCCGAGAGATCGGGTTCGACCTGACCAAGCGGATGCAGCCGATCACCCTGTCGGCCAAGCCGATGACGCTGCGCGGCACCGATCCCCAGGCGACCACCCCGGGCGCCAAGGGCGGATACCTCGTCCCGACCGAGCTGCTGGCCAGCGCGTTCGAGAAGTACATGCTTTACACCGCGAACCTGCGGAACTACTGCAAGGTGCTCAGAACCGATGGCGGGCACGAGATCGACATTCCCGTGGTGGATGACACCGCCGTCAAGGGTTCGATCGTCGCCGAGAACGCCCAGAAGGCGGTTTCGGATGTGACCTTCAGCCAGGTCCAGTTGAAGGCCTACAAGTACACCTCCGGGATCGTGCTTGTGTCCATGGAGCTTCTCCAGGACAGCGCCATCAGCATCCCCGAGTTGCTGGGTGAACTGCTTGCCGCACGCATCGCGCGCATCCAGGCGGATCACTTCGCACTGGGTACCGGCACCGGCCAACCGCAAGGTTACGCCGTCGGGGCTGGGGATGGTGGCACCACCACCGCAACTGGCGCCATCTCGGTGGATGACCTGCTTGCCTTGCGCAACAAGGTCGACCTGGCGTACCGCGCTGGCGGATCCTTTGTGATGTCCGACGCCACCTTGGCGGCGGTGCAGAAGCTGCGCTACGCCACCACGGGGGAGCCGGTGTTCGTCACCGACTACCGCGACCCGATGGCTCCGGTCCGCTTGTTCGGTCACCCCATCGTGATCGACAACAGCTTGCCGGCGGCAACCACCGCCGGTGGCATCGCGGCCGTGTTCGGTGATCTCAGCAAGTACATCATCCGCGACGCGATGAGCCTGACGCTCAAGCGTTCGGATGAAAGGTACTTCGAGTTCAACCAGTCGGCCTTCCTCGCCGAGATGAGGACCGACGCCAAGGTCGTCAACAATAAAGCTCTGATGGCCATGAAGTGGAAGTAATCGCCGGCCTCTGATGTCTCGGGACCGGCGGGGCAACCTGCCGGTCCTTTTTCTAAGGGGATCTGACAATGGCGATGGTTCATCTTCAGGCGCTGGAGTGCATGGCGTCTCCCACCTTTCTGATCATGCCTGGCGACCTGTTCGAGCGGGACAAGGCCGAGGCGCACGACCTGATCAAGGCCGGCTACGCCATCGCGGTGGACACGCTGCCGCAGAAGGATGACGAGCACGCCGACAAGCCGACCACCAGAAAGAGGGCCGCGAAATGAGGGCATCCCGGCACCATGTTTCCAGCGGTGCCAGGCCGATCCTGAAGAAGATCGGCAAGCCCTCGGCGCTGGCCGTCTCCCTTGCCGACATGAAGCAGCATCTCCGCGTCGATGGCGGGGATGATGACCTGTACATTTCCGGGCTGATCAAGGCGGCGCAGACCTATTGCGAAGATTATTGCCGGATCAGCATCACCCACCAGCGCTGGTCGTACACGATCGACACGCTGGAGCATGACTTCATCGAACTCCCACGGCGTCCGCTGGTCCAGGCGGAAGCCACGGTGGCGGTCGGTGATGTGGTGCTGTATGTGGAAGGCCAGCGTCCGAATCCCAACTGGCTGAGCCTGTCGGCCGGGGATTACCTGGTGATCGCGCCCAAGCAGCGGGTGACCGGCGACTCGCACGCCGAGGTGCTGCCTTCCCCGCTGCTGAAGGTCAGCGAGTACGACGCCAACGGGGATTTGGTCAACGCAAGCTGGCAACCGGACGGAATTCACTTCAAGAGCTGGGACGGGAATCCACCGCTGATCAGCCTGCTGGATTACCCGATCATGGAGGAGAACTACAGCGTCACCATCGAGTTCACGGCCGGTTTTGCCGTGGATGACAAGGAGGTGCCGGAAGGTCTGAAGGTGGCGATCAAGATGCTGGTCGGCAACTGGTTCCTGAACCGGGAGGCCAACGCCAGCGTCGGCGGTCCATTGGCCTTCGGCGTGGACATGATCCTCCGTGAATTCGACAGCGGAGATTATCGCTGATGGCCGGCATCGAGGCGGGGAGACTGAAGGACCGCGTGGTGCTGCTGGAGCCCCAGTACGCCAAGGATGAGTTCGGCCAGGACATCATCACCTGGGACCGGCATGGGCCGGTCTACGCCGAGGTGGTCGGCTCCGGTGGTGGCACGGCGCTCTCGGTCGGACGGTCCAGCATCACCTACTCGCACACGGTGACGATCCGCAAGACTTCCCTAGTGGACAAGTGCGAGGCCAACTGGCGCCTTGAATGGAAGAACAGGGTATTCGAGATCAGCAGCGTGATCGAGCAGAACGATTGCCTGCTCGCGCTGGAATGCGCGGATGAGCGGCCTTACAGCGAGAAGCCGGTCATCGAGGATCAAGACGCCATTCTTTGGGATAAAGAAATTTACGATCCAGTCGGAAACAGCAAACAACCACACAGTCCCATCAACACCCGGCGGAGCAGCTAGGCCATGTCGCAACGCAGCATTGACGAACTACCGCAGGGAACACCCAAGGTTGATAGCCTTGTGGCTTTTGCTGATCCAGCCACCGGCATCGCGTACAAGATCGACATCAAGGAATTCCTCAAGACCGGCATTGATGAAGGTGG